GCGCAAAAAAAAAGCGCGCCGCCCGCGCCGCGCCCCCGGCCGTCCCCGCGCCCCGGCCCCCGGCCGAACGGCCCGCGCCCCCAAGGGGGGATCGAATTCCCGGGCGCGGTTTCGAGGGGACCGCGGCCCCCTCTCGCGTGAATTTCCGCGAAATTCGGGACCCGGGGTATCGCCCCAAAAATCAAAAAACGCCAGAAAAAATCCGGCGAAAAAAAGAAAAGCAGCTGCCCATGCGGACAGATGCCTCAAATGGCTAGATAAACTTCCTCATCACGCGGAGGTAGTCTTTTTTCGAATTGAATATGGCCAATACGCTGACGATCTTCTGCGCTTCATCAATGCTGTAGAAGATCAAATAATCCTTATGCAGGATGTAGCGAAAGTCAAAGCTACGCAGAATGCGGTCTTTCGCTAACGCTCCGCCCTGGGGAAAGTCCATCAGGCGATTGCATTGATCTCTCAGTTCCATAATGAAGCGCTTTGCAATATCGTTGTCCATGGAATGCCCGGCGATGTAGAAGGCAATCTCGCGGAGATCCTGCTTTGCGGTTTCCGTGATTCTGACCTGATAACTCATGGACGCACCTCGTCGAGCTCACCGAGAATATCGTCAAAGGCTTCATCCATGGCCTGTGTTCTGCCAAGTTTCACATCGTCCAACGCTTGCGCGAGATGCGCATAAACCGCAAGGCGGGCTTCGAGTTCACGAATGTACTGCTGCTGGTCAACGAAATCCTCATGGGACAGGACGACAGTATCCTCTTTGCCATTGACAGTGATCGCAACAGGGTTGCTTCTGGACAGCGCGGAGATCTGATTATAGTTGTTCCTCAGTTCCTTTGACGGACGAATTGAAATGCTCGGATTCATAAGGACACCTCCTTGGAGTAGTCATATTGTAGCACGATTTGACTACCACGTCAAGAAAGCCGAAGAAAGTGCTATCTGTTGCTTTTGTTACCGAATGATGGGAAGAAACACACCCGGAAAGGATGATGAAATGAACACTCAGATGAATCTGCGGCGAATCAGCGTCGAAAAGCTGAAGCCCGCCAAATACAACCCCCGCAAGGACCTCAGGCCCGGCGATCCCGCCTACGAAAAAATCAAACGCAGCCTGCACGACTTCGGCTACGTCGACCCCGTCATCTGGAATGAGGTCACGGGTAACATTGTGGGCGGGCACCAGCGCTACAAGGTGCTGCTGGCCGAGGGCGTGACGGAGATCGATTGCGTGGTCGTGCATATCGAGGACCCGCAGGACGAAAAGGCGCTCAACATCGCCCTCAACAAGGCCGTGGGAGAATGGGAGCCGAAAGCGCTCGCCGATTTGCTTGCTGACCTTCAGCTTTCCGGGTATGACCTGGGCGCGACGGGCTTTGACGCGGCGGAGGTTGATGACTTGTTTTCCCAGGTGCATGACAAGGACGTCAAGGACGACGACTGCGAACTGGACGCGGAGGAGGTGACGCCCTTTGTCAGGCCGGGCGACCTGTGGACGCTCGGGCGTCACCGGATGCTGTGCGGCGACGCGACCAACGCGGACGACGTGGCCCGGCTCATGGACGGCCTCCGCGCCAACCTCGTCGTCACCGACCCGCCCTACAACGTCGCCTACGAATCGGCGGACGGCAAGAAGATCCAGAACGACAGCATGGCCGATGAAACGTTCTACGCGTTTTTGCTGGCGGCGTTTCGCAACATGGCGGCGCATCTGGCCGAGGGCGGCAGCGCCTACGTCTTCCACGCGGACACGGAGGGGCTGAACTTCCGAAGGGCTTTCAGGGAGGCGGGCTTTCACATCAGCGGCGTGTGCGTCTGGGTGAAGAACAGCCTCGTGCTGGGGCGCTCGCCCTACCAGTGGCAGCATGAGCCGGTGCTCTACGGCTGGCTGCCCAACGGCAGGCACAAGTGGTTTTCCGACCGCAGGCAGTCGACGGTCTGGAAGTTTGACAAGCCCCGGCGCAGCAAGGACCATCCCACCATGAAGCCCATTCCGCTGCTGGCCTATCCCATCAGGAACAGCTCCGCCCCCAATGGCGTGGTCATGGATCTGTTCGGCGGCTCGGGCAGCACGCTCATGGCCTGCGAGGAAACCGGCCGCGTCTGCCGCACGATGGAGCTTGACCCTAGGTATGCATCGGTCATCGTGGAGCGGTTTTTGCTTCACGAAGAGGGCGATGCGTCGCGCATCCGCTGCCTGCGGGACGGCAGGGAACTGACCTACGGGGAAGCCCTCAGGGCGGCGAAGCCGGACGGCCCGCCGGGGACATGAGGAACGCGCCCTCCTCTATGCGGGTGAGGACGGCGCGTTTCTTGCCTATTCCGGGGCAACCTCGTGGAACAGCGACCACAGCCAGGCATTGTCTTCCTCGCTGATCTGGTAGCAGAAGCCCGTGCCAAAGAGCATCGTCGGGCAGGAATCGGCGGCCTTCTGGAGGGTCAGGGCGGAGCCGTCCGCCATGGTCAGCGCCAGCACGCCCGTCCAGGGACAGCTGGTGCGCTGAACTCGTTCCGCGCCGCGAAGGACGGCTTCGAGCCGGGTCAGGTCCGCCGGGCTTGCGACCGTCTGCGTCCGGGCTTCGCCTGCCTGCGTGACCGTCATGGCCGCGGACACGATCTCGCCGATGTCGGCGGGCGATTGGGCGGAAAACCCCGCGTACTCGGCGGCAAGCTCCGCGTACAGGGGCGGCACCAGGCCATAGCTGCCTTCGGGATTGTCCGCCGTGCAGACCTCGATGAGGTCCGCCACGTCCACATCCGCGGTTTCACGCGCCGCCTGCGCCGCTTCCTCGTCCGTGAGGGCGATGTACCCGCTCACGGTTTCCCCGTTGACATAGCGCGTGATGCGCAGGTAGGGCAGCGCGGGCGCCTCTGCGGTGAATCCGCGCTCGGGCGAAGTGTCCGTCGGTTCGGACGGAACCAGAGAAGCCGGCGCCCCGGTCACGGCAGCCGTCGGAACAGCCGCCGGAGCAACCGACGGTTCCCGCGCGCAGCCGGACAGGACACACAGCAGCACGGGCAGCAGGAAACCCCATGCGATTCTTTTCATGGACAAGCCCCCTTTCGCTGGCTTCATTGTACCGAAAAACAGCCGCAAGGACAAGAGATTCACGTAACGCGTTTCCCCGCGCTCAAAACCGGAAAGGGCGCGCATGATCGGAGGTGATGCCCATGGCGACACGAGGCCGAAAGCCCAAGCCCACGGCGCTCAAGCTGCTCGAGGGCAACCCCGGCAAGCGCCCGCTCAACGACAGGGAGCCCGTCCCGCCCAAGGCCACGCTCAAATGCCCGGCATGGCTCCTGCCGGAAGCCAAGAGGGAATGGAAGCGGCTTGCTCCCGCGCTGGAAGCCATGGGCGTGCTGACCATGGCCGACCTCACGGCGTTTGAGGGCTACTGTCAGGCCTATGCCCGGTGGAAGGAGGCCGAGGCGTTCATCACTCAGCACGGCTCCATCTTCCAGACGCCCAGCGGCTATGTGCAGCAGGTGCCGCAGGTCAGCATCGCCCAGCAGAACCTCAAGATCATGCAGTCGTTCTGCTCGGAGTTCGGCCTGACCCCGGCGACCCGCGCGCGCATCATCGCCGGGGGCGCTTCGGAGGACGGGGCCTCGGAGGACCCCATGGAACGGCTGCTCAAGGGGGAGTGGTAATGGCGTTTGACGAACGGAAGGCCCGGCGCGTGGTCCGCTTCATTGAGGCCCTGCGCCACACCAAGGGCGAGTTCCACGGCCAGCCCTTTCACCTGCTGCCGTGGCAGGAGAAGATCATCCGGGACGTGTTCGGCACGGTGCGTGACGACGATCCCTCCATGCGCCAGTACACCACGGCCTACATCGAAATCCCCAAAAAGAACGGAAAGTCCGAGCTGGGCGCGGCCATCGCGCTCAACATGCTCATCAACGACGATGAGTGGAAAGCCGAGGTCTATTCCTGCGCGTCCGACCGCCAGCAGGCCGCCATTGTGTTCGACGTGGCGGTGGACATGGTCAGGCAGTCCCCGGCGCTCATGAAGCGCGTCAAGATTGTCCCGTCCACCCGGCGCATGATCTATCAGCCCACAGGAAGCATCTATCAGGTGCTCTCCAGCGAGGTCGCCACCAAGCACGGGCTGAACGTGTCCGCCTGCATCTTCGACGAACTGCACACCCAGCCCACCCGCGCGCTCTACGACGTGATGACGCAGGGGTCGGGCGACGCCAGAAAACAGCCGCTGTGGTTTTTGCTGACCACGGCGGGAACCGACCGCAACTCCATCTGCTGGGAGGTGCATCAGAAGGCGCTGGACATTCTGGAAGGGCGCAAGATCGACCCGCGCTTTTACCCGGTGCTCTTCGGCCTGCCGGACGAGGCGGACTGGACGAGCGAGGAAAACTGGTACCGGGCCAATCCCTCGCTGGATCACACCATCACCATCGACAAGGTGCGCGACGCCTTCCGTAAGGCGCAGGAGACCCCGGCGGACGAGAACCAGTTCCGCCAGCTGCGCCTGAACCAGTGGGTGAAGCAGTCCGTGCGCTGGATGCCCATGGACAAGTGGGACGAGTGCGGTGGCGTGGTGGACCCCTACGCGCTGGAGGGCCGCGCGTGCTACGCGGGGCTGGACCTGTCGAGCACCTCCGACTTGACGGCGCTGGTGCTGGTGTTTCCGCCCACCTCGGAGGACGAGCCGTATATCGCGCTTCCGTTTTTCTGGCTGCCTGAGGAGACGCTCTCCCTGCGCGTGCGGCGCGACCATGTGCCCTACGACCAGTGGGCGAAGCGCGGCTATATCCAGACCACGGAGGGCAACGTGGTGCATTACGGGTTCATCGAGCGGTTCATCTGTGAGCTGGGCGAGCGATACGACATCCGAGAGATCGCTCACGACCGGTGGAACGCCACCATGATGGTGCAGACGCTGGAGGACGACGGCTTTACCATGGTGCCCTTCGGGCAGGGCTTCAAGGACATGAGCCCGCCGACCAAGGAGCTGATGCGCCTCGTGCTGGAGCACAGGCTCTGCCACGGCGGGCATCCGGTGCTGCGCTGGAACATGGACAACGCCTTCGTGCGCACGGACCCGGCGGGCAACCTCAAACTGGACAAAGAAAAATCCACGGAGAAGGTGGACGGGGCCGTCGCGCTGGTCATGGCCCTTGACCGGGCCATGAAGAATCTGAACGGCGGCGATTCCGTCTACAATCACCGTGGATTGATCGTTTTGTGATTTACAGCCGCACGCGGAACAGCCCGTGATGGTTGCAGTACGCGTACAGCCAGCCGTGCCCGCGGACAAAGAAGCGCGCGGACGCCTCCTGTTCGGGATACAGGCGCGCCACCTGCACGCGGTCCCCGGTCACAAACGCCAGAAAGGCGATGAAGTGCCGCTTGTCCATGGGGTGGTCAAGCGTGACATACCATTCCGTTTCGATCTTCTCGGTCCGGATGGCGTGCGCCGCGTCCGGCTCCTCCGCCTCCAGCGGCGGCAGGGATACGCCGCAGCAGGAATACGCGCCTTCGCCCACCGACCAGATCACGTTGCCGCACACCGGGCAGACGTAGAAAAGGCTGCGCGACAGGTTCCCGGCCCGGTTGCGGTTCTCCGCACAATCCCCGGAAAGCAGCTCGGTTACCGACACGCTCAGCGCCCCGGCCAACGGCTCCAGCAGCGTGATGTCGGGCAGGCCCCGGCCCGTTTCCCTTAGTTAAAGATATTGTTGGGTATCTCAAGATGTGTCATTCGATTTTGCCGATAAAGCGGTAGAAGATTTCCACTTCCTGTTCCCGGCTTCCGTCCTCACTTTTGACCGCTTCATGGACAAGGATTTTTTCAATCAGCGTATTCAGAAGTTCAGCCGTCAATTCTGTGGGATTGACATACTGTTTCATCAGACCTATCCACTTTTCAGCGTCAACCGCTGTCTGGGCGGCGGCCTCCATCGCTTCGTGAAGCCGTTCAATTTTTGCGTCCAATTCTCGCTGTTCGCCCTGATACTTTTCGGACAGCATATTGAAATTGTATTCTGTAATGCGTCCGGCAGACCAGTCCTCATACATTTTTGCAAACAGGGTGTCTACTTCTGCTTTGCGCTTTTCCGCCTTTTTCAGTTCGGCTGTCTGCCGCTTCCTTGCAGTATTGCGTTCCTTGTCGCTGGCGTTAAGTAGCTGTTTCAGGAGTTTGTCCCCGTCCTGCTGTGCCAGCACAGACCAGTATTGCAGACGGGAAAGGACATAGGCGTAAAGCACATCATAGCGAATATAGTGCATGGAACACTGGTGCAATCCTTGCCCGTACTTGCTACAATGGTAGTGGGCATAGGGATTTTTGTTCTGACTGTTCACACCGTAGGCCAGCGACCAGCCGCAGTCCGCACATTTTACCAGCCCGGAAAATATCTGTGTTGTGCCGTTCTTCTGCCGTCTGCGCCTGTTGCAAATCTGCTCCTGTACTTGACGGAACACATCTTCGGAAATAATCGCTTCGTGGGTGTTCTCCACACGATACCATTCCTCTTTTGGCTTGCGTACTTTCTTCTTGTTTTTGAATGAAATGTTGGTCTGCTTATTGTGGACGCTGTGTCCGATATAGGTTTCCTCTTTCAGAATACTTTTCACCTGCGCTATCGTCCACGCATAGGCTTTTTCCTCCGGCGCTCCGGCATAGATATTTGCGAAAGTGCCGTATCTCTGGAAATTCAGCCAGCCGGGAGTAGGTACTTTTTCTTCGACCAAAATCCGTGTAATGCTGGCGGCTCCCCGGCCATGAACGGCAAGGTCAAAAATCTTTTCGATAATCCACCTTGTTTCCGGGTCAATCAGAAGATGGCCTTTCTTATCTGGGTCTTTGACATAGCCAAGCGGAGCATAGGCTCCATAGTGTGCGCCATTTGCGAACCGTGTCCGCATGGCCGCCTTTACCTTTTTGCTGGTCTGGCGGGCGTGCATTTCATTCAGAATGTTGAGGAATGGGGCAAGCTCATTCTCTCCGTTGATGGTGTCCACATTGTCATTGACAGCGATATAGCGGACGCCTTTGCTGGGAAAGTAGATTTCCGTGTACTGGCCGGTCAGAATGTAGTTTCTGCCTAAGCGGGATAAATCCTTCGTAACAACGCAGTTGATTTTCCCGTCCTCAATGTCATCAATCATTCTCTGAAAATCCGGCCTGTCAAAGTTCGTTCCAGACCATCCATCGTCGATATATTCATCTATGACATTCAGGCCATGCTCGGCGGCATATTGCCGGAGCATCATGCGTTGTGTCTGAATACTCCCGCTTTCTCCTTGCAGTTCATCGTCCCGGCTCAATCTCATATAAAGCGCCGTGTTGTAAATCGTAGTATTGTAAGGTTGTTTCACCGTTAAAAATCCTCCTTCTAAAGAAACAACCCACGCTTACAATACTTTTGCTCTATGGCAATTATATCATAAGCGTGGGCGTGTTATCAATGATGGGCTATCAGGTTGAAGCGGCTTTTTCTGCGGTATGCCGCACCACATCTACAATCAGATCACCGAGGGGCTTCCCGCCTGCGGCGAAGTGTTCGGAGATTTTTATACGGTTGTTCCCACATACAAAATACTGCGTGCCGTTCTCTGCTTGTATGACCTGCCCTGTCCGGGGCGTAAAAATATCGCTTTCGCTTTTTGCCATCCAGTGTCCTCCATATTCAGTTTTCAAGGTACAATGCCGCACAGGGGCGGCGAAAATTTCTGCTTATATCTATCAC